CGTGCTATCTCGGTGGCTCAGAACATTGGGGTGCGAGCCCTGCTGGTACACGCATTGAATGACCGCGCCCGTCAGTTCTACGCCCACTACGGTTTCGTGCCGTCGCCGGCCAACCCGACGACCTTGATGTTGCCGCTGCACGCGAGGGGTTCTCATTGACCACAGACAAACGTAAATTGGCAGACGCATTCCCTGCCTTCGTGGTCGCCTACAACGACACGCTGGCAAAGGAAGGTCTCCCGCTGTCTGAGTGGCAGACATTCGCCACTGACGACAAGGCAAGCAAAGCTTCTGCGGATTGCGAAGCCGACGAAGGCGCACTCTCCGAGGCACAACTTGACCAAATCAAGCAGTCGGCGCAATCACTCATCAATCACGATCGCTGACATCAGCCCCGCCTCGACCGCCGGGAACAGATCAATGGCTGTGGCCTTGTCCAGCCCAGAGCACTCGCAGGCCAACATCCAGGCGTTGAGATCGAGCCCCACCACACGGCCCTGTGCCATACGCAGCTGACTGGCACAGACTTCAATGGCGCTCGCCGCTTGCCAGCCTTCCAGACTTTCCGGGGCGTTCATGGTGTAGGGGCACTCGGGGCACGGTTCGGGGCAGGCCTGGCAATAGCTCGGCCCGCCACCGAAGTGCCACGCGGTGCGAGCCTTCAGACGTTTTTTTCGGAGTCCAGGGCATAGAGGCCGGCGAGGTATTCACGCTCGAAGGCGTCGGCCAGAAGCCAGTGCTCCATCAAAGCAGCCACGCCCTCGGGCGTGACGGCAGCCGGTTTGCCCTTATCGTCGGCCACACCTTCCCAGGCGAGCACCGCCAGCTTGGCAAGTTCGGTGATGAGCGTCGCGGTGCGTTCGCCGGCGGCAGCGGTATCAGTGCCGGCGATTTTGGACGCGGCATGGCGTGCAGCCATGACAAGCGCCGTGGTGGCCGGACGCACCTGCAAGCGCACGCCAGCAGCCAGCTTGATCCAGTGCGGCTCACGCGGGAGATTGAGTTTGATCATTGGAAACCTCGGTCAGGTGATCAGTAGGAAGAGATGTCGTTCACCAACTCGACGGTGAACATCTTGTTGGCAGCTGCGTTCTTGGCGGCCTGCCACTCGAAGGTGGCCTGGATACCACCGGGGCCCGAGATGGACAGTTTGGGTTTGGGCAGATACACCTCGTGCGCAATGAAGGTCAGGCGATGGTCAGTATCGATCGCGTAACCGAAGGTCAATTCCAGCGGCGTGTTGTTCGTGGCGGCATCGATCAGCGTGGTGTCGGCAAAGCGCACTTCCAGGTTGCCAGTCAAGCTCGCCACCGTCGGATCCGCACCATCGATCTTGCCGTCGGATCGGATGGTTTCGATACGCTCGAGGTTGTTGGAGTACGTCAGCTGCGCCGAGACCACGTTGCCCAAGGCCTGGCCTTCTCGGAGGATTTGGCCCTGGAACTGGTTGAAGCGCTGCAACTCGCGAGTGGCCGGGGTGTCGTCCAGCGTGACGGTGCGCCGCACCTCGCCCTGAGCGACCAGGCCCACCGTGGCATTCGCCGCGCCAGAGCGTGCGAAACCCACCTGCAGGCTGTTGACCATGACGCCGGAGGCCACAAACCACGCCGGGATGTCGGGCAGACCAGTTTCCAGCGTCAGGCTGGGCAGGCTCGGCTTGCCAGAACTGAAGGTATGGGTCACCACACCCGTGCCACTGGTGGCAGCTTCCCCGAGCAAGGCCTTGAGCCACAGGCCGATGTGCCGTACGTCCAGCGGCACGACCATGTCGCCTTCGACCTTGATCACATCTCGGATCGGCGCACTCGGGTCGCGCCCCAGACCAATCAGGTCGTTGGCAATCAGCCCCTGTTCGGAGCCGAGTGAGGTGGAAACAAAGGGCAGCTGCCAGTAGCCATCTACCGGGGTGCTGCCATAGGTGGATTCGAACGCGGCCAAGAGGCTGGCGTTCGCGCCGTAGGCACGGGCCATAGTGAACTCCTTGCAGGATTGGTTGTGAATGGGTGTCGAAATGGAATTCGACGGGTCAGTTCAGTGGACCGCTGCTGCTGTAGTGCAGGACCACAGGCAGCAGGCAGGTCTTGATGCCGCTTGTGCCTTCGGGGGCCAGTTCATCGAATTTGGGTGGACCGATTTCGGCGTACTCGACAACACCGGTGAGCGTCCGGTCGGATTCGATTAGGACGGCCAAATCGGTGAGCAGGCTGTCCATGCGGGCATCACGCGCAGCGGCATTCGGGTCGGCGACAAACAGTTCGATGGCTACCTGGTGTTGCCAGTGGTACATGAGGGGTGACAGCGAAACGTCGGGATCTCCCATTTCGCCGTCGCGCAGGATGGCCATCGCGTGGTCGGCGATGCGCTCAGGCAAGGAGGCATTGCGTTTGACCGTCGTGCCCAAGGACAACTGGCCGAGGACCGCCAACAGTGCGCCGATGGCGTTTTCTCTTTGGCTCATGACGTTGCCTCTTTGCGGTCGGCTTCATCGAAACGGTTTGCGATGCGCTGGGCCAGCGTGCCGATCCAACGGCGTGCGCTGCTGTCGATGTCGAATTTCTTCTTCAGGGTCACTTGGGGCACCAGCAGGAACATCGGCACCGTCACCAGCCCTCGGCCAGTGGTTTGGGCTTTTTGTGAGGCAGCCGAGAAACCGCCGCGTTGGCCCTGGCGGGCGCGCTGGTTTTCTGCGACGAGCAACGAGGGCTTGCCCCGGCGGTAGATGAAACGCAGGCGCTGACCACGCAGCTTTTCCCAAATGCCTGGGGTCATGCGTTTGCCGCGCGGGCCTTTGCCGGCCGCTGGCAGCGGGATCGCCAGCCAGAAACCATCCTTGGAGCGAATGGTGGCGCCCTGGTCATGCGCACCGACGATGACGGGCGCCCGGCTGTAAACCAGGCCCGCCGCCTTGATGCTCATCTGCCCCTTGGGATAGACCTCACCGCGCCAGGTGTTGGCCAGACGCTGACCCAAGCCCGCGCCGGTGATCTGGTTGCGCAGTTCCGTCTTCAGCCCATCGGTGGCTTCGCGAATCGACTGCGTCACCGCCCGCTCCGCAATGCGCACCTCATCGGCCAGCATCTGCTCCAGATCACCCGAGAGCGCCGCCAGCAACTTCATACCGGTGCTCCGGTGAGCGTCCAGACCAACCGATCCCGGTCAGCCATCGGCTCGCCCACCACCAGGTAGGTTTGACCATCGAGGGTGAAACGATCCCCCGCCTGCGGTTCCGGCACATCCCTTGAGAGAAGGTCGAAACGATGTGTGGCCATCACCAACCGGGCATCACCGAAGGACTCGACGACATCCGGCGTTTTGGCAATGAAACGCGTGGCAACCTCCACCCCATCGCTGCGCCGGTAAGTGCCGGGCGTACCGAGGTGCAGGAAGGTGCTGACCAGCAGGCGTGTGAATGGCTTGACGGGATTGCCCATCACGCCATGGTCAGTTTGACCAGCACACCCGGGCGATGGCACATCGGCAGCGGGTTGCTCTGCGTGTGCAAATCGGTACCCCGATCGAACTTGCGCGGTTCCTGTTTGGCGTAGAGGGGCTGACCGAGCGTATTGACTGTCTCGTTGAAGTCGGCCGGTGCAAAGTAGGTGCTGAAGGTGTCGACCGTGCCCAGCGGGAAGGCATGGGCCTCGCCCTCGGCGATGAAGTCGCGCGTCTGGGCGGTACCGGCACCGTCGAGATAGCTCGCCTTGCCGAGGTACTCCTCGAAGACGATACCCCCGAAGGCGAAACCATTGCGCACGTCGTCACGCAACATAGCGCCCTGGGCATAGTTCTCATAGGCCTTCTCGACCTTGGCGTGGCCGGTGAGCTTGGCAAAGAAACTGGGCGAGCACAGCACGCGCACGCCGGTCATGAATTCCCCGCGCAGGTTCTCGGTGATGCCACGCACCACTTCGGCGCATTTGTTGCGCACATTCGTGGTGTCGGCATTGAGCTGGAAATTGACCGTGCTCGGGTTGAGCTTGAAGACCTCGAACAGATCATGCAGCACGCTGCCGTCAGCATCGAGGATGACGCCCTTCAAGGCACCCATGCGCAGATGCTCCAGGGTGATGGCGTGCTTGTTGCGCATCGATTCCAGATGCTGAGCCAACACTTGGGCCACGGTGTCCATCTCGGTCTCAGAGCCGAAGGCGCGCACGCCCTGTACTTCTTCCGGCAGCACCACGTCTTCCAACGGGATGTGCGGAATCACGAAGGAATGCAGTTGGCGCTTGTCGTGCTTGTTTTGCGTGGCGGCACTGCCCACGGGTAGGCTGGGCAGCAGATTCAGCGTGCCATTGCGCGACTCGATGACCACCGAGCGCGTGCGCACGGGTTTTGCGGGGAACAGGTTGAGTTCTTCCAGCCGGCCATAGCGGTTGGGAATGAGGTTGATGGCCGCCGTGAGGCTGGCCATCGAGAACCCGGGATTCTGGAAAGGGTTTTGCATGAGAGGGCTCCAATAAAAGAAACGGCCCGCGGGGTGACCGGCGGGCCGAAGGGATGAGGAAGAGAAATCCGTGGGTTGGCTGGGGATCAGACAGCGTCGCGGACCAGGATGCCCAGATCACGCAATTGCGCGATGGCGGCAGCCTGCTGTTCGGCGGTAACGGTTTCTGGCCAGATCAGGGCATCGCGCAAGACGATGGCGTGGCGGACCACCACCAGGGCGTCCGGGTTGTCGGTACTGGTGGCATTGCAGTCATTGATCAGCACGCCGCTGGCCTGGTTGAGTGACCCCGTATCGGCCGGATCGAGCGGAGCGATCTTGCCGGTGGCGCTATCGGTGGCAATGACCGCGCCAAGCGTCAGGTTGTTCCCGGCAGCGAGCGTCATGCGTTCACGGGAATAGCGGCTCTCGGCCTCGAAGCGCAGCAGGTCGGCAAGGTCGTTCGGTTGGGTCATGACGGACATGGTGGATTTCCTTTCTTAGGCGGTGCCGGTGAGTTTCTTGACGGCGGCGACGATGGGCGAGGTGTCGGGCTGACTGGGGACGGCCGTGCCGGCCTCGGCGGTGATGGTCGAGCGAATCTCCGTCGCTTCGGTCTGGGCCGCCCGTGCATCGATCAGCACGCGGCGTACATCCGCCTCGGTCTTGCCGGCCGCGATGAACTCAGCCGCACGGTCCGGACATCCGGCCAGCATGCAAACTTCAGCGATGGCCTGCGCGCTCTGGGTCACTTCGCGGCGAGCTTCAGCGACCAGGACCGCCGCCTCATCAACGCCGATGGTTTCAGAGAGATTTTTGTCGTGGGTGTCTTGTGGGTCAGACATGGATAACTCCTTATGAGGAAGTGCCGTCTCAGCACGGATGACGCCCCGCACCTGAGACGGCGACTGGGTAAGGGCGTTTTTTGGGGCGTTGATGAATTGGTGGAACTCGGTGAGCGTCGCGTCCAGCGTCTGCACACCATCGGCCAGGCCTTGGCTGACCGCGTTGCCG